CAACAGAAAAGTGCTGGTAAAGCAGATGCTCCTCAGAAGCTTGCTGCATCTCATAAACCAGAAGATGGTGAATTAGTTGTTGAAGCTAAAAAGATGACAAAAACACAGGCACTTGAGCAAATTGGTAAGATGAAGAAGTCTGAAATTGAAGAAATGCTTGCTAGTCATGCTGCAAAACTTGAAGAAGAAGGAAATGCAAAGTCTGAAGAAGAACTTGCTGCCCTTCACGCAGAAAAAGACGCTATCGAAGAGAAGATTAAGTCAATCAATGTCAAGGAAGACGTTGATGCACTGGTAGCTGGTGAAGACCTTTCTGAAGAATTTAAAAACAAAGCAGCAACAATCTTTGAAGCTGCTGTTAAATCGAAAATCCGTAGTGAAGTTGTACGAATGGAAGAGGGTTACGCTGTTTCTCTTGAAGAAGCTACAGAGACAATCAAAGAAGAGTTGTCAACTAAGGTTGATGATTATCTTGGATACGTTGTCGAAGAGTGGATGAAAGAGAACGAACTATCGATTGAGCGTGGTCTAAAGGGTGAAATCGCAGAAGACTTCATTAATGGTCTTAAACAGTTGTTTGAAGATCACTATATTGATGTTCCTGATGAAAAATATGACGTTTTAGAAGCTCAGTCTGAGAAGATTGCTGAGTTAGAAGAAAAACTCAATACAAAAATTGAAGAGAACGTTGAAAAGAAAAGGGTGGTTGAATCTCTAACTAGAGAACAAATTGTTAGTGAAGTTTCTAACGATCTTGCTTCTACTGAAATAGAGAAATTCAAATCACTAGTAGAAGATGTTGAATTTGGTTCTGAAGATTCCTTCAAAGCGAAACTTGACACTTTAAAGGAAAGTTACTTTCCAACAACTGGAAATGAATCTTTCTTGATTGATGATGATAATAGTGAGACTGCACAGGACATTGATACGACTGATGCTATTAAAGCATATATGTCGGCAATCAGTCGTACAAAGAGTGCATAAATTATAAATAACTGTAGAAAATAATAAGGAGAAACTCAAATGTTTCAGACAGAACATCTACAAGAAAAGTGGCAGCCAGTCCTAGAACATCCCGATTTGCCTAGAATCGAAGATGCTTATAAGCGTGCCGTCACAACCGTTATCCTAGAAAACCAAGAAAAAGCCATGAAAGAAGACCAAAATTTTCTTTCGGAAGCTGCGCCTACTAACTCCACTGGTGGTTCCATTTCTAATTGGGACCCAATTATGATCTCGCTCGTTCGCCGTGCCATGCCTAATCTGATTGCGTATGACATTTGCGGTGTTCAGCCAATGACCGGCCCTACGGGTCTGATCTTTGCAATGCGAGCTTCCCACATCTCTTCTGATGGTGCTGAAGCTCTTGTTGATGAAGCATTTCCTGGCGGCCAAGGTAAATCTAACCAAAATGCTGCTGGTACAACTGGTGGTGGTGATGTTGGTTCTACAGAGACTAACCCTGCTGTTCTTAACGATAGTCCAGTTGGAACTTACACAAGTGCAACTGGTCAAACAACTGCACAAGGTGAAGCGTTGGGTGATACATCCACAAACGCATTTGCTGAAATGGCATTCTCTATCGACAAGTCAACGGTTACTGCCGTTACCCGTGCTCTGAAAGCTGAGTACACGATGGAACTTGCACAGGACTTGAAAGCAGTTCATGGTCTTGACGCTGAAACAGAACTTGCGAACATTCTTAGTTCGGAAATTCTTGCTGAAATCAACCGTGAAGTTGTTCGCCGTGTTTATGTTGCTGCTGTTGCTGGTGCTCAGGTTAACACCACAACTGCTGGTACTTTTGACCTTGACACAGACTCTAACGGACGTTGGAGTGTTGAGAAGTTTAAGGGTTTGATGTTTGGTATTGAAAGAGATGCCAATGCGATTGGTCAACAGACTCGTCGTGGTAAAGGTAACATGCTGATGTGTTCTGCTGACGTTGCGTCTGCATTGCAAATGGCTGGTATCCTTGATTACACGCCTGCTCTTAATAACTCACTAAACGTTGATGACACTACGACAACTTTCGCTGGTGTTCTCAATGGTCGTTACAAAGTGTATGTTGATCCGTATGCTGCCAACGTTGCTGCAAGTCAGTACTACGTTGTCGGATATAAGGGTTCTTCACCTTATGACGCTGGTATGTTCTACTGCCCATACGTTCCGTTGCAAATGGTTCGTGCGGTTGGTGAGAACACGTTCCAACCTAAAATCGGGTTCAAGACTCGTTACGGGATGGCCGCTAACCCATTCGCTCAGACTGCTGGTGCAGTTGCTGCGGGTGACACGCAGAACACTGATGCATCTATTGATGATGGTGTTAACGTTTACTATCGTAGAGTTAAGGTTGCAAATCTAATGTAAGATTTGTTTCTAATAAGAAACTTGACTATAAAACTGAGGGTGCTAGAAATAGCACCCTCTTTTTTTCTTTATAAATAGTTATATGGTAATTAAAGCATTAGAACGTCAACCAACAAGTTTAGACTATGCGAGTCCAACTCAATTTAGGTTTATAATAAATCAACTTCCTAAAGTTGAATATTTTACTGTTGCTGTATCAGTTCCTAGTATTATTTTAGGAGAGGCAATATTTCCAACTCCATTTAGACAAATACCAATTGCTGGTGATGAGCTTACATACGATAATTTTAATTTATCATTTATTGTGGATGAAAAATTAGAAAACTATATTACTCTGCATAATTGGTTAATTGGCCATGGATTTCCAAGAAGTAGAGAACAATTTTCTGATTTTAGAGATACTACAGCTGTAGATTCAGAAACGGCGGTTGGACTTACAACTCCTGTTACTCCAACTGGCAATATTGCAGCTAGTGATAGAGTAATGACATCTGATGCTACTTTGACTATTTTAAGTAATCATAATAATCCTATTGTAGAAATCAGATTTACAGATATGTATCCTACATCTATAGGTGCTTTACAGTATGACCAAGGAGCAACAGACGTTGAATATCTGAAAGTTGATGCGACATTTTCGTATCAATTATATACTATACATACATTATAATGGAGAATAAATGGATAAGTTAAGTGAGTTACAGGCGGAAGCCAAAGAAGACCTTATTATATTAGATAATGAAGATTTACACCAACAATCATACAAAAATCAAATCATCAAACCAAAATGGTTAGACTATAAGTCTAAGTATCGATTGCATATGTTTCAACTGAAAGCTGATCACAAACGAGTGTATAGGCAGAAGTGGGAATATTATGGTGGAAAGTCGGATGCCAAGATTTATGTCGCCAAACCCTTTGACCTCAGAGTTCTAAAAACAGATTTGGGAGTCTATATAAATTCTGATGATGATATTATTGATATTGAATTGAAAATTGAATATTACGAAACACTGGTACAATTTATTGACGGTGTGATCAAGTCAATCGACAATCGTAGCTGGGATATCAAACATGCACAAGATTGGAAGAAGTTTGTAGCTGGGGGATTTTAATGAAAGAAAATAATAATGAAATTGACGTTTTCTGGAATAAAGTTGCTCCGGCCAGAAAGATTCTTAAAGAAGTACATTGGTGGATTAGTCAATACAATGATATTTTAGATAAAGATACTTGTAAAATGTTGATAGATTATGATTGGGATTGGCAACCTTCAACATTTTCAAATAATAAAGGTACGGCCGAAAAAAGTGAAGAGAGAGTCTTGATGGATCAGGTTTGGTGTGTTGAAAAAGATGAACCATATTCCATTCTTAAAAAATCTGTGATTAAAGTTATGAATATGTATGCAAAAGAACATAAGAGATTTTCCTGTATTCATCACACAGACTTTAGAATAAATAAATATGGTGTTGACGGATTTATGTCTAAGCATTGTGATAATATTCACCATTCTCATGGCCAGAAATATGGGTATCCCCAAGCAACAGTTTTATTTTTTCTAAATAATGAGGAGTATGAAGGTGGTGAGTTAGTAATTGGTGAAGATGAGAAAATAAAATATAAACCATTAACTGGGTCGGTTTTTGTCTTTCCATCTAGCTTCATGTTTCCACATGAAGTAAAGAAAGTAACAAAAGGTGAAAGAGTGAGTATTGTATCATGGTTGATGTAAATTATGAAATAGATGAATATGCAGCATTTCCAACAATGATGTATAAATTTAAAGCAGAGTTACCGATTGATGATATGGTTAAACATATTCAATCACAGAAAGATAAAAGTAATATAACACAAACAGAGTCTAATTTACATAAACTTGAAATATTTAATCCGTTAGTGCAATGCATTAGTCATGTTGCTTCTAAGATAATTCAAAAATTAGAATATACTTGTGATGCTATGGAAATAACTAATATGTGGGGAAACTATTTGCAAAAAGAAACTGCTCATCCACCACATACACATTCTAATAATGTTTTCTCAGGAGTATATTATATTGATGGGGATGAAAATTCTGCGCCGATTCAATTCTTTGACCCCAGACCACAAGCTAATTTATTGAAACCTAAGAATAATCCAACTTGGAATAATTCTGGTATGTTGCAGTTTGATGCAACAGTTGGAACAGGATTAATTTTTCCTTCTTGGTTAATGCATTGGGTTCCACCAACACCTAGTGAACGAACAAGCGTTTCTTGGAATATAATCTTGAGAGGTGATTATGGTTCCAAGGAAGAATATCAGTATGCTCATATCTAAGAAGAATGAGGTTTACGTAAAACTTAATGAGCTTGAACAATCTGCAGCTGCAGAGTTGAATGATTTCTTTACGTTTGAAGTTCCTGGCTTTAAATATATGCCCGCATATAGAAGTAAGCAATGGGATGGTAAAATTCGATTATATAATATAATTACAGGAGAAATCTATTTAGGACTTCTTCCATATATAGAGGAATTTTTGAATGCAAGATCAATTGAGTTCAAGCTCGAAAAAGGAGTCAGAAGAAATAGAGCAATGCCTAGAGATTTGGTCCAAGGATTTATACAAGGACTTAAACCAACTATCAATGGGGGGCGAATTGAAGTTAGAGATTATCAATTGGATGCAATCATCCATGCTTTGGCTTCAGATCGTGCTCTTCTTATTGCTCCTACTGCTTCTGGTAAGTCATTAATAATTTATTGCCTTATTCGTTATTATCATATGAAAGGACTGAAAACTTTAATTTTAGTTCCTACTACATCTTTGGTTGAACAGATGTATAAAGATTTTACTGATTATGGATGGAGCTCTGAAACATATTGTCAAAAAATATATTCTGGTCATGATAAAAAGGTAACTAAAGATGTTGTAATATCTACATGGCAGTCTATTCATAGATTACAACGTCCATACTTTAGACAATTTGGATGTGTTATAGGAGATGAAGCGCATCTATTTAAAGCAAAATCTCTCACTGGTATTCTAACTAAAATGGATACTTGTGAATATCGTTTTGGATTGACAGGTACATTAGATGGTACACAAACGCATAGGCTGGTGTTAGAAGGTTTATTTGGTAA